CGCCATGCTAGCATGGTGGCTAGAGAATTTGTTGATCTGGCCTTTGTTTGCGATGTTTTACATGCTGCAAGGATCATTTTTTATGGGTTTAAAAGCCAAAGACGTGGTAACAATTACTAACGAAGATGAACACCACGGCCGAGTTGAACAGCCGATATTCCACGAAGATCGACGCCCCTTCACCATGGCATATGCGAAGAGGGAGTTGCCCGAACATTATGCAAGAGCGGAGGTGTGGCAGTACTATTACGCAAAAATGCCCATTATTGAGACAGAGATGGCGGTGGGTCGCTTGAAGCTTGATCATGACTACAGAATCAGCCTGCCGCTGTACGCGATGACGGCTGCGAGCATGACAAGCCGTGGCGATATAAAAACATTCGAGGAAGAAGTGAGAAGAACTGTATCTAAGAATTGCAAGGTTGACGTGAATTCCGACATGACGACTGTAGTTGAAGACACATGCGCAGTACTTGTTAGATTTAAGAGACACCTATTGGGAAGACACTTACATGAAAGTAGCCCTCTAGACTGTTTCACGCCTGATTTAACTACTGACATGAACGGTCTTCGCCCCATTTGGTTAGCTTACAACAAGTGGGGTCTACTGATGTCATGCTCCATCATGATGGCATTATATGTGCTATTTCAATACGTGATGGTAGTGAGCCTGTTGCCCAAAACTGTAGTGCAGACCATGCAATACGCGCGAAACTTGCCCCAAATCGTAAATGAACAATTTTTCTCATTCCCTGGGACCAACGCTGACTTGGAAAGCGGCGAAATGCCTTTTCTTGACCTAGGAGCGACGGGATTCACGGCGGTCGACATTTTTGACAGCCCTGGACCACAACCAGCCCTCAAGAACAAAGAGCTAAGCCCTGGGAAAAACTTCAAAATCACACTCGATGCAATGCCGTACGATCAAGGACCACGAAGACTTCAGACAGCTTTTCATCCATTCACAGCTTACGGAGTGTGCCCCGTTTATTGTGACCGGAAAAACCGTATAAACAGTCTAACATCCGTCACCCATAGAGCGGCGGCACTGACACCAGATCTTAATAGTGAATTTGCGAGTGATAAGATGAAGATAACCCGAGAGTTCGTGAGCCATTGGTTCTTACCCCTAACAGACGGCGAATGTTTAGAATTCGAAGACGCACTAAATATGACGAGTTACACCATGAATCAGAAAGATGTGCTCCGCAAACATCATGCCAACAATGAGCCGTATGAGAAGCCCAAGAAAACAACCGATATATTCGGCAAAGAGGAGGGCTATACGAGCTTAGAGAAAGCTATGAGGAGCATATTCGCCATGGGTAAACATCTAAAAGAAAGCGACGTCTTCGGCAACGCAGCGCCGTTCATCCGCGATTTACAAGAATTATTACAAAACGCCCCAGCCAACATTAAAGGACTCACATCAGAGGAAATTAAGAACAAAATAATGGAGCTGACAGGAGGTGATATAGTTACAACGGACTACACGTCCTATGAGGCTAGTTTCACCACCCAGGTCAAGTCCACTGCACAATTTGTTTTGTATGAAATGATGAGTGAGCTCCGTGGCCACAAAGAGAGATTATTGGATTACAACAAGTGGCTAGTCAACGCACCCAGCTTATTGCAGGGTAGAGGTTTCACCGCGGTTCTAAGCGATGTGAAATTCAGTGGTGACTATGACACTGCATTGTCCAATACGTTTGACAATATGATGACGCTGTTCACAGTGTTCCAAAGACAATTTGGGATACACTGGTCGGACAGCCAAAATTTCATCATCACGGAGGGCGATGATAATATAGCGGATAAGAAAGGACAAGATCTGAACCCAGAAATGTTTGCTCAAGGAGGAATGAAAGCTAAAGTGGAATCACACCAGGCCGATCTAAACGCCGCAGCCTTTTGTCATAGACAATTTACAGCCAAAGGCGTGATGATCACTGACCCGTGGATTTTCCTATTGAAACGCCAGTGCATGCCGACTAAGTATGCGGGCTCAAAATTAGCCACAAAACTTGCTGTTCTAAAAGCCACAGCACTAAGCACCCTACACAGTTATCCCGCTTGCCCTATTGTGAGTGAATGGTCTGATTGGGTGCTTCGATCAATTGCCAATTATGAGCATCGCACGAAAAAAGTGAAAATCAATGTTAGTATGCTGCGCCAAATAGCCAAGTTTGACAAGGATCCATTAGCCCATTACGCAAAAATCAAAGAAGCTAAGTTGGAGGAAATAACCGAAGAAACTCGAAGAGAATTCGCAATTTTATTCGACATGACAGTAGACCAGCAAATGCATTTCAGAAACTTTTATTCTGGAATTGCAGATATCGAATCTGGCCGCTATCAGTACATGCTTTCAGATGAGCGTTTTGGTGAAGATTGTCAAACCTATTTCCACCAATATCGAAGCAACCAAACGACCGTCCACTGGAACGAACCAATAAACCAAGAATGGCTAACAAAATACGAAGAGTTAATAAAACCGTACCTCAACACGGTGAATGGGTCCAGTCTCATACAATGAGGCCCCAGTAACAGCACCCAAAGCAAATAAAACCAAATACTCAAAACGTTGCAATTGCGCCTAATCAATTGCGGCATAAGTCCT